AGCCACGCATCTGAGTTTAGCCCTACAACCACGTGATCGCCTAGGTGATCAGCGTGATTAAGGTAAGATATATGTCCGGAATGTATGGGATCAAACCCACCGGTTACTATGACGATTTTCATGCAGATATTTACACCTGGATGTCTTCCATACCTGCAGTTCTTAGACGTACCACATGACCCATCTGCCACTGTTTGGTATCGAGTCCTTTGAGGATTCCCAACCACCGATTGCGTAGGTATGCCACTTCGTTTATGATGGTTTCGTAGTCGATAACTTCGTCCTCGCCATCCACATATTTTTCGGCATCTCTTGATGTTAGAGCACGAGCATAGCCTTCTAGATACTTTTGAAAATGTTTTCTACGTATTTTACGCAGTTGAATGTTGAGATAGTTTAGTACCGCTTCAATTTCTTGCAACTGATTAAATCTATGTTCAGTGATGCCGGGCAAGGCTGTGATATTTTTTTCTACTATGCCCGAGATTTTACAATCGCGTTTGGCATCATCAAGTTCATGCTCGTAGTGATTGATAAAGTCTGGGAGGGCATCTAAACTGGCGACTACACGACTGTACCACATCAGTTTTCCCAGTCTTGGTCTTCTTCTTCCTCTTCTGATTCATCTTCATCATCTTCTGCCGCATAGTCTTTGTCGTTGTCAAGGTATGCAGTCAGCGCACGTTTGATATCAGAATCGCCTTTGAAAGCCGCACGAATATCTTCCACGTCCGAGTCATTGTCCATCAGGATCTGTATCACAGTTTCGGCGGCTTCGGCACGGTCCACTGTGTTCACAAAACGCTTGAGTTCTCCCCAAATTTCACTGGCTATTGCTTCACTCATCAGTTGTTTCCTCCGGAGTACTTACCTCGGCTTTCTGATTTCCAAAGTCTACCATGACCTTGTCAAGACAGCCATCATCATTCTTTTCCCATGCTTTGCGGAACTTCTTGATTATTTCACCATCACTTGTGGTAAACACCAGACTGTTGCCCTCGCGCTTGAGCATTTCTTTCTTTTCAATCAAGTCCACAAGGCCCGAGTACGGGCTCATACCTGTTGTGTAAGGAATCTTGACCTGCACACCTTCAAAAGGTTTGGCATAGCGTGTTTTCATTACTTTACAACCGGCACGGATACCGTTTACTTCAGTTACTTTGTTGCCGTCTTCGTCCTCTTTGAGTTTCATTTTCTTCATAGCAACCACAATTGAACTGGCGTAGATAAAGCCTTGACCCCCAGAGATCTTGTCATCTGGATCAAACATGTCCTGACTTGCGTATGTGTGATTGGTACACACCAAGCCCACATTGTAACTGCCAAACATGTTCACACAGTTACGCACCAGTGCTGTGAGTGCCTTGGGCTTGCGACCCAGGTCACCTTTCATTTCGCCTGCATCAAATTGATTGACGTCTGTGGGTGTGAGCAACATGCCCAGACTGTCGATCACAAACATGACCTTGGGACGTTCGCCTTCGGCCAGGGCCTTGTAGTCGCTCATGAATGTGCTGATGGTCTTGGCCACATCGTCGATCATGGCCATACTGAGTTTGAGTAGTTTGCTTTCTGAGGTATCAACACCAAGTGCCTTGAGCCAATCCTCGTCAAGAGCGTTTTCACTGTCAATCAACACCACGAAGATACCTTGCTCCTGTGCATTCTTAACAATGTTGCCAGAGCAGATGTAACTTTTACCTGCACCAGAGTCTCCGGCAAACACAGTGACCTTGCCCAAAGGAATGCCTCGATTGAAGTCTCCTGAAATGAGATAGTTTAAGGCATAGTTGCCTGTTGAGATCCAGTCTGTTGGATCATTGAAGCCAATTGACAGTCCGTCAATGCTCTTGGTGATTTCCTTGCGGAACTTGCTTACGTCAAATGGTTTTCCCATAGTTTATGTCCTTGTATAAATCTTTAAAAATTATCTTGCTGTCTAAGTTTCTTCTTAGATCTAGTTGTTGTATTCTGTGCATGGTATCAGATAGATTTGATTCAAAAGATGTTTGAGTATGTCTAAGTAGATTTTGGTATCCATCTTCAAGCAAATATCCTGGCTTCAAATCTATACGGCGTTGTATTTCTTGTGCAAGTGATTGTAACACAGTTTTTGGCAGTTGTCTAGTATCTAACCAATCGGGTCCGAGTGTTGCTGTCAAAATAAAACTGTTTGGGTGAAATCCTTGTGTCAAAAAGTAGTCAATACACTCAAAAATTGCAGTATGATTTAAAATACACCAAACCATGTTGAATGTGAGTTTGTGGGGTAATGATTTGATATGTTCTAAATTTTCTAAAAAATCTTTCCAGATACCCCCATACCTTATGTATTCAAATTTGTCACCGATGCTTTCTGCACTCACGGTCCAATGCACATTTTTGAATTGGCAGATCAAGTTCATAACATTTGTGTCAGTTTTGCTGAGATTTGTGTTTACCCTGAGTTGCACATCAGGATTTTTTTCCAACAATAATTCCAACATTTCTGCATTTTCTTTGATCAACATCGGCTCGCCGCCGGCCATGTACACATTTTTTATTTGGTGCAAGTTATCAAACACATATTTTTTAAGTTCTTGTATTCGATGTTCTGGTGGAGCATCTAAAGCAATATTTAATTCACTTGCCCATTTGCTACTGAGCACAGGACTACAGTACACACAGGCATGATTGCAAGTATTACGCCATCGAATATCAACGTGTTGCAGATCAAAATTGCCGGCTTCTCTGTACAAATTGATATCAACTTTTTTCATCTGCCGCATATAATACACACGGCTACTTACAATGTTTGATGATAACTTATCTTCTTCTAATTCGTAACAATAAGAACAAGTGTAAGGTTTTTCTTTGTCTAATATTTGTTGTTTGGTTTTGGTATTGGTCGAGCCTGATAAAATTTCATGTATGTCATTGTCTTTAAGACTGCCAATGTTCTCTCTACTACAAATACAATTTTTGATGTCACCAGAAATGTCAGCATAAAATCCTGTCCAAGGCAGCGGACAGAATGCTTTGTTGGTTATGATATCTTTTGGAGTCATCTGAATACCGGGCCTAAACTGATATCTGGAATGACCAATCCATTCTCATCTGCCATTTCTAGTATGTACATCAGTGTGTTGGCCCAAACGTCAACATCTGCTGCCGGGGGAACAGGACGTTCGGGTGCTGTCCCAATCATTCCCGGGCGCACAATCGTGAATCTAATTTTTACTTGTTGATAGCGCAGTTGTTTAACGGCTTCTTCCAAAGCAACTTTTTGAATTCTATAGGCATCCATATCAAGTCCGGACAAAGGGCTTGTTGGATCTTGTGTCATCATGGTACTAATCACCATGATATGTTTTTTGGTTCCGGCCCAGCGATTGGCCATTTCAAACAGCAGTTCAGTTTGTGCAAATCCTGCTTGTGCATTGTTCACAAACATATCACAAGATTCAATTGCATCTGCAATTTTTGGTATTGACCTTATGTTATGCCCTGTGCGTCGACTCAGCCTAACGATCTCGTGACCACGACTTTCATATGCATTGCCCAATGCTTGTCCGATTCCGGCCGTGCCGCCAGTGATTGCTATTTTCATCGGTAGTAGTCCCATAATTTGATGCCACGCAAGCAATCTTGTTCAAGTGTCCACAATTGTAGTTCAACTGTGTTGTCCTGATCTTGTGCCACAATAGATTTTAGTTCATCAGGAACATCTGCGGTTCTAGTAAAATGATTGCTGTATTTAACATTCAACACTCTGGGTTGTTCCAGCAACGCCCAGGAGTGATCGATTCCTTGCTGTTTGGTGTACTCTAAAATATTTTTTAAGTTACCTATGTTTAATGCACTAACTGTGGTCCAGGTATTTAATTCTTGTATGTTCATGTTTTTGTATGTATCAAGATTGCGTTCAAAGTTTTCCCACTTGATGGGCCAACGCACATAATCATGTATGCGACCAATGCCGTCTAGACTCACAGTGACAGTTACATGTATGCCATGATCTAGCAGTTGTTTGATTTCAGGTATGACCATGGAACAATTGGTATTGATTCTGACACTGGTCACAGATGGTGGAATATTTTTCAGTATGTTACGATAGTTTGGGCTGGCACTGGGTTCACCACCGTTGATGTCCAGGTGAGTTACCCGTTCCAGTGGTAGTTGCCAAAAGGCCGCAGAGTTATCCACAACAGGATAATCTCGGGATATCAAACTACCTATCTTGGTGCTTAGATATTGATTGCAGGACTGACAGGCACTGTTACAAATATTATCCAGTACTCCCCCAACTGTGAGATAGTCGGGCCGTGTTTGTGTTCTAGCAAACTCAATAGCATTGAGTCTTATGCTGGTATGGTTGATTTGTTCAGTTTGCTGGCATCGCACACATTCCTTGGGCCATATATCTGGATTGCTTTTGATATTGCTTAACCACTCACTGGAATCCATTTCTTCTACTGAGTTAAATTGTGGTGCATTGACCATGTGACCGCATCGGCTAAGTGAGCCATTGGAATTGAATCTAACAAAGTGATCAAGTCTTGGGCAGTACATGTTCAATAATGTTTTTGTGATTGGTTTGATAATGATTCAACAACTCAGACCAAGTAAATTCTTGACCTGCTAGATCCAACAAAATTTGATCCAAATACAACCAAAGTTCAATGTCTTGATTATCTTTTAATAATCGATTTGCAAAGTCTTGAGTGGGTGGAATGACCAACGCTCTTGATTCAAAATCGGTTATAT